CCCCGAGTCAATAGCTTTTGATTCTGATAATAGTAAAGTGGTTATATGTAGAAGGGATACGGCGGACTCTAATTACGGAAAGGCTATAGTTGGAACTATAAGCGGTACATCTATTTCTTTTGGAAGCGACACTACTTTCAATGCTAATGTTACTTATGAGATTAGCACTGCTTATGACAGCAACGAGAATAAAATAGTTGTGGCTTACAGGAACAATCTAACGAATTGCTTAGCTAAAGTTGGCACAGTATCTGGGACTTCTATATCTTTTGGAGGTGCTGGAACTATATCTGCCACCGACGCAGTAGCTACTATAGTTTTTGATACAAACATAAACAAAATAATTTGTGCGTTTCATTACAGTACAATACAAGGCGCTGTTGGAGAAGTTTCAGGAACAAATATTACTTTTGGCCCCGCAACAGAATTGGCTGACGGTTCAATATCAGAGGCTGTAAGCACTTATGACGCCGCTAACAGTAAAATGGTAATAGCCTATAAAGACTCAACTAATTCAAGTTATGGCACGGCTAATGTTGTAAACGCTGGCGACGACCTAACCATAGGCTCTGATTACTACGTTCAAGACGATGGCACTCTCTCAACAACAGCTTCCTCTGTCCCTGCGGGCAGGGCTTTATCATCAACCTCAATCCTATTGGAAGGATAACCATGAAAACTATTATTGAAAACGGTACTAACTGCTCTAAGTATCTCTTTGCAGACGACAAGCAAGTCAACATGACAGCAGACCATATCGAAGTGGGCGACCCTGCTAACTTGGACTTCATCATTGGCGACCTAAACTCTGGCAACGCTACTCTGATCGAAGGCGTGACTGAGCCAGACGATTGGTACGGTTGTAAGTACAACTACGTCAATGGCGCTTGGGAGCTATGCCCTGATTGGGTTGATCCACGTTTGGAAGAAAACGCGGCCTAAGAGTATGACAAGTGACGCATCTATTTTTGCTTATGGTTTTGGTCAACGGCCAGATACAGTCTTCGGACATGTACTTCTATGACATCAATAGGTGCAACTATTTTGCGAACGCAATTGTTAAGGGGAAGGTAGAACGGACACTTAATTACGAGCCGAGAGGCGTGGCCCTTGCAGCTTATTGTTTACCACGAAGGGCAGACCCCGTAATAGTGAGGCCGTACTAATGGACCCTATAACCGTAAGTGCTTGCATAGCAGGCGCAACCAGAGCCTACAACCTTGTAGCTAAGTGCGTTAACGCAGGTCGTGAGATAGAGGACACGGCTCAGTATATAGGTAAATTCTTTGATTCTAAGGAAAAAATCTTAGAGATAGAAAAAGAAAACCAGTACGGCCCTAAGTTCCTGCGAGGCTCGTCGGTAGAAGCCCAAGCCTTAGAAATACAGATGGCAAAGCATAAAACGCAGCAGATGGAAAAGAACCTGCGAGAAGTCATCGTACTGCATGGCCCCGGCGAAGCGTTTTACAACGAAATGATGAAGACACGACGCACTATACGCGCCCAACGCCTAGCTGCTGCTGAAGCACGGGCTAAAAAGAAACGGCTAATGATCGACGGTGCTCTTCTTCTCCTGATGACCGGAGCGACGGTAGGCATACTTTTCTGGATGATAGGTTTAGTCACAAACTAACGGGTAACACTATGCCACGCACAATAGCGAAAAAACCGGCAGCAGCGAAGAGGAAAGCCGCAGTGCCCGATACTACTCCTAAGCGGCTAGACCGTATTGAAGAAAAGCTAGAGGAATCCCGTCTTGATCTAGCGCGCGTGGACGAAAAAATTACTACGATATTTAACAGGCAAGGCAGCATAGAGACTGACGTTAAATCGCTTACTGAGAAGATAGGTAACGGTTTTGTGGAAAAGATTTTTTGGGTTGTGCTTGCTTCGGCTGTAGGCTTCTTAGCCGCCCAAATAGGTGCTGTATGAAACTTGACCCCGTACTGCTGAACATGGCCTGCTCGTGGTCCATGAAGGCATATAACGACAAGAACAAAGATGCGATCAAGGTCGAGTCCGCCCTGACCTCGACTACAGCCTACGTAGTTAAGCGCAAGACCATCGACATTATAGTGTTCCGTGGTACGCAACAAATGGGCGACTGGGCGTTTAACCTTTTCCCTATACCAGTGCCTTATGCCGGTCGGCTTTGCCACGGTGGGTTTGTCGCTGCTCACGCCTCAGTATGGGACGAAATCGAAGAGCATATAGACTACAGTAAGCGTACGCTAATCTGTGGACACAGCCTTGGTGGGGCACTAGCAGAACTGACAGCAGCCAAGCTAAACGGAAAGCACGACAACCTGAGCCTGATTACGTTCGGCAAGCCCAATACGTTCTTCAAAGGCTTTAAGCGTCGTATGAAGCTAGACGACCAGATTTCAGTAGTTAACGGCAGTGACTCAGTGCCGCGCGTACCGCGCCTGTGCTACGGCCCAAGTAAGTCACAAAACATGCTGTACTTCTCCAACGGCGGCGTAGACTATATTAACCCCAGTAAGTACCTACGCAGGAAAGACAGGGGTATAAAGGATAGAGTCTCAGACCACTTTATGGACGGATACAAAGACAGACTAACGCAATTCCTAGAGGATCAGAAAAATGGTAAGACTGGCGTTGATATTTAGTGTAGCCCTGCTTATGGCGTCGTGCGCCTCTGTAGAGCAAGTTATCCAAAGCAAAGAAATTTACTGTTCTGGTATGTATAAAGGCATCCGAGCAGTAGGGCGTGGCGCGCTTACAATGACTACAGGTGCTGTAGTAGAAGATGTTTGTGACACGATAGATGACATCGTAGCTGAAGAAGAAGTCGAGGAAAACGCCGCTGACGGCGTAATCAAAAGTGCTGACTAATCTGTACGACTTTGCACAACTGCTACTATTGTTGAAACAGCTATGACCGAAAGACTACTTGAAATGCTCAAGCGCCATGAAGGCGTACGGTCTACGGTGTATTTGTGTTCTGCGGGCTACGAAACCATTGGTGTGGGGCGAAATATCTCCAGTTCCGGTATGGGTCTGTCCGATGATGAAGTCAATTACCTGCTAGAAAACGACATCGAGCGTGTAATCAAAGAGCTAAGTACTGAATATCCTTGGTTTAATAGCCTTGATGATGTACGAAAAGATGCTATGATTGACATTAGCTTTAACCTTGGTGCCACTAGACTTCGTGGTTTCAAGCGCGCATTGGCTGCTATGGAAGCAGCCGACTACAAATTGGCCGCTAAAGAGTTCTTAGATTCCAAGTGGAGTCGGGACGTAAAAGGCCGTAGCCATGAACTCGCAAGCATGATCGAGACTGGCGAATACCTATGAGGTTTGTAAATGCCGCTTCAGAAACTACAGTTCAAGCCCGGAGTTGACCGCGAGAATACTCGCTATGCAGCCGAAGGCGGTTGGTATGAGACCAACAAAGTGCGCTTCAGACGGGGTATGCCTCAGAAGATCGGTGGGTGGGTGCGCCTGTCCAATGAGTCTTTTCTTGGCATCTGCCGGTCTATGCTCAACTGGGTTACTCTCCAAGGCCAAAACCTCGTTTCTGTAGGCACTAACCTCAAGTACTATTTAGAGCGCGGTGGAGCATACTATGACATCACGCCTATTCGGTCTACAGTATCTCTGACAGACCCCTTTGAGACTACCTCCGGCTCTGCCGTTGTTACGGTTACTGACCTTGCCCACGGTGCTTTGGAAGGCGACTTTGTGACGTTTAGCGGGGGGTCTGCGGTCGGTGGTCTTACCCTAAACAACGAGTACCAGATCAGCCTGATCGACGAAGATTCCTACACTATTACTGCCGAGACTACGGCTTCTTCTACCGCTACAGGTGGGGGTTCTGTTACTGCGGCCTACCAAGTCAACACAGGTAACGAGATTGCTGTGCCCTTTACTGGCTGGTCTGCGGGTACTTGGGGTGCAGGCACGTGGGGTTTTGGCGGTACTACTGATGCGCCTATTCGGCTCTGGAGCCAGTCTAACTTTGGCGAGGACTTGTTTTTTACCTACAGAGGTGGCGAACCTTTCTATTGGGACGCTAGCAACGGGGTTACTACTCGTGCTGTGTATGTGTCTTCGCTGTCCGGTGCGTCAGACGTTCCTGTCATAGTTAACAAGGCGTTTGTGTCGGACATCTTCCGTTTTGCGTTTTGCTTTGGTGCGAACGATCTGGGTACTAGCGTGCTTGACCCTATGCTTATCCGCTGGTCTGACCAAGAAGACGTAGCTAACTGGACGCCAGAGGCTACTAACCAAGCAGGTAGTCTGCGGTTGTCACGGGGCAGTGAGATCATTACCGCCATCCAAGCCCGTCAAGAGATTCTGGTCTGGACTGATACAGCCCTGTACGGTATGCAGTACTTAGGCGCTCCAGAGGTTTGGGGTGCGCAGCTTCTTGGCGACAACATCACCATAGCCAGTACTAACGCAGCGGTATACTCAGGCAACATTGCGTATTGGATGGGTACGGATAAGTTCTATATGTACGATGGTACGGTTAAGACCCTACCCTGCTCTGTTCGTAGCTATGTGTTTAACGACTTCAACTTCTCTCAGTACGCCCAAGTTGTTGCCGGTACTAACGAGCGGTTCGATGAGATTTGGTGGTTCTACTGCTCTGCTGAGTCTACTCAGAACGACCGCTACGTGGTCTATAACTACCTGCAAAACATCTGGTACTACGGCACGCTATCGCGCAGTGCTTGGATCGACGCTGACCTACGGGAAAACCCCATGGCGGCTACGTACAGCAACAACTTGGTCAACCACGAGATTGGCTACGATTGCCAAGAAGGTGTTAGCCCCAATCCGATTACAGCTACGCTAGTGTCCTCTGAGTTTGACTTGGACGACGGCGAT